GATAGGCATAATTCGGAACGGGCCACAGATAGATTGATCCATTCGGCCAGTCGGCATCGTAATAAAGGTCGGTCGGGATGTCGGTTTGGAGATTCTTGACGCGAACATTCATCCACCACTCGCGATCCCGGATATTCATCGGAATATCGACGTATTCTTGGACGCTCATGTTATTCAAAACGAGATTTGCCTGCAAAATCTTCTGCGGCCGCTGCCCCATATTGGGTGTGGCGAAGGTGGGAGCCGAATTCGCGGTTAAGACAACCGTTCCGGTATCGGCTGCGAGCCCTACCGCACCGCCGATCAGCGGAATGCTGAACTTTGCCGCCGTCGCAGACTGAACGTTTCCGGTTCCATTCAGACCATTTATCGAGTTTGAAACCGTTACTGACTGCCCATTGGTGAAATTATTGGCGCAGAAATACGTCGCGACATTGTTAGCGCGCTCACTTTGCGTCAGTTGGCCTTGCGGCCCAATGGTGTGGGGATTTAGACCGGGAACAAGCGTATAGGTGGGCAGGCCGGTGTCGTAGATGAACGGCTTGCGCGCCGCCCATCTATCGACTATCCGGTTGAGCTTTGCCAGCGCAAAAGTCGCGTCCGCAGAGCTGGGTCCTTCCTGAATCGCTATTGCATTGATTTCCTGAAGGGCACCGGTGATGATGTCAAGTGCCGTCACGCTGCGCCGGCATCCTTGCGCGGTCTACCTGGCTTACGCCGCAATTGATCATCTGCGCGGGCCGCCTCAGCCTCGTAGGCCCGCGAGAGCGTGTCTTCCAGATCCGCGCGGAATTCAGGCGCATCTTCTCGCCAGCCGTCTGCCAGATACTCGGCGAGGTCACTTTCGTTGTGCACTATGATAGTAACCACCTTCGCCCGCACGTGGACCCGCTCTTCGATGACGGAACTGCCCACAATGGCGCTCTTGGTCACCTCGTGAGCGGGCTCGCTCTGCTCGTGATTGTAGAGCATCTTCGGGAATTTCTGGTACCGGTACGGCACCTTTGGCGGATCGTTGAGATTGTGGATCTGAACCGGTTTGCGGTCGTTGTCATAGCGCTGCAGGATAGAGCGCATCTGTTCTGCTTCAACAGGCGTCAATGCTTGTGACATAGGAACTCCGTAGCAGGCCGCTAATTGCTCCTGCCGTTGTTTCTTGTTCAAGTTTGATGGGCGATATAGCCCAGGTTCTGGGATGGGCATTACTGAGCTGCGGCGCGCTCTTCGGCGGTCGGCTCAAATGGCACGGGCGCTTGATCGACACCTACACCGTATGAGCCGGGGTAATCCTTGCCGTCGCTGCTGAATGTCCAGTTGTCGGGGCCAGACCCGTACCGGTCTGTGCCGCTGCCATCCGAGACGCCTTTAGCGGAGAATCCGTCCGCGATGGCCGCATCCAGCTCATCCTGCGACTTGACGACCCGAGATTCCGTGGTGACCAGGGTTTCGGATACTTCCACTGGGGCGGGCGCAACCATCTTCTTGACGACAGTCTTGTTTTCCCGGTAAACGGTCGTCGGGAAAGCCGCGTAGGGCACCTGTGGATCAGGAAACGCCGACACGGGCGTGTTCTGTCCTTGCGCCTTAAAGCCGTGAGGATCGTAATTCGCGTTCTCGGCTTTCAATTGATCGGTAAGGGTCATAATGCTCCTTAAAAAGCGGGGCACCTTGCGATGCCCCACCAGAATTACGGCTCGAAGCGCGGCACATCGAGCAGGTAGGTACCTGCTGCCGGTGTGCAAGCCGCGGCTGTAAGGGTTGTGAAATACAAGCTCACCGTGTTGGCTGCCGACACCGATGCGCTCGTGAGAGGGCACAGGGAGGTAGCTGCAGGCTGGCTTGCCACAATGATGGGCTCTCCTACAACGAGGCCCGCCACTGTGAAGGTTTGCGCAGCGGTCTGAATGGCCGCCGAACTCGCCGCTGGGGTGATTGACCCAGTGGTTAGAAGCGGCTCCCAGTTATACACCCCACTTGAAAGGGTGACGCAATTCCAGTAACTGACCTTCGACTGATAGGCCGGGCCAATTACCAGAGTGGGGTTGTACGTGATAGACGGGGTGCAAGTCCCCTGCGGAATCGAACTCAGGAAGACATTCGGACTCCCCACCCACACGACAGCCGCCGCGTTATGCGCTACCGCTTTGGTGCCATTGGCGCCGCGCACTACCGTGATGGATTTCCCGCTCAGCGACTCGACCGTCAACGCTTCCTTGTCAATGACAAGAGTCGTGTTGAAGCCGGGTGTCTGAGAGGGGCCGCCAAAAGCGTTGGGTGCGACGATTCCGGTAGCGGAAACCACCTGAATCACCTGTTGTACCCTATCCGTTGCACCGGATAGGGTGGTTTGAGTCAAGGCCGTCTGCGCTACCGAAAACACCGGAAACACAAGGAAAGCCAGGAGGGAGAAGGTTTTAATGAATTTGTTCATGGTTTCTCCTTATGCCCCCGCCACAACGACAGCGCCGTTGTCTTGGTACAGATTGCCGAGCCCAAAGAGTGAATCCATGCGATTGACCTGCATTGAACGCACAGGGTCCCACGCCTTCACTTTTCGAACACTCAGACCGGTGTCGGGGTCAGTTGCCGCGCCCGCCGACTCAACCGCGTGGGGCACATAGAGCTTTGCTCCCACGATTGCGAAGGCTTGCCGCGTAAGTCCCAGCGCCACGGTTCCACTCTTGCCGTTAGGCGCAGTGGTTCCAGGCCACAAGGTGAATGCCGCTCCATCTGCCGGCAGAGCATCGACGTTCTGATACTGACTGCCAGGCCCATAGATCGGCGGAAGGAAGTTGATGGTATCACCGCCCGCGCCGCCCGCAGCCACAAGTGCCTGCGTCACGGTGAATGTCTTGTTACGCGCCTTGCCGGGTATTTTGTACGTCATCGGGTTAACGAGGTTGACGTTGGCAATAGAGAACTTATCGCCAAGATTCCACGTGTCGCCCGCATTCGCCGTAATCACCAGCGAGGTTCCGGACTGCCCAGCACCATGAACGATCGGATAGCCCGTAGTGCCCGCCCATGTGCCAGCCGTTTGACGAAGAAGCGCCTGCTCTTCAAAGAACATGAAGGTTCCAAGCTCTCCGATCACGCCCTCTTTCCAGGACATCTCGATTTCGCTTGCCGGATGGAAAATGGTTGTGATGTTCGAGCCAAGCGAGGTCATCATGCTTGAGGAAACGCACATGGCCCGCTTGCCAAGGACGCCCGCGGCATTCTCTTCGAGGTACTGCCGCGCCGTGTAATAGGTGGAAACCGATGTGGCATCTACCGCGAGAGCGCCCGTCACCATACTGCTGTTGATGGCCGCAAAATTCGCGCACCGTTTGTCGCATTCCTGCGCAAGAGCGGCGGCAGCGGGCTCGAAATACTGCTCTTCAAGCTCCTCTTCCGAGCGCTCGACCTTGACCGCGGCTTCGTAATCATCCCACTCGAATGCAACCTGCATCCACTGATCGAGTGAAATTGGTGTCTGAAGCCGGTTGATGCCCTGCGGATCGTATCCCAACCCGTCAGAGACAGTGAATCGCTGAGGGAATTTCACCGTGATCATCGATCCCGGCGCGAACTCCTTTTGGAAGTCCTTTTCCCACGAGCGATTGAAGTATTCGGCAACCACCAGCTTGTTCAGCAGGAGGCGCAGAACCTTCATCGAAACCCATTGGGTGTTTAAGAAATTGTTTGCCACTTGTTAAACTCCACGGCGGCGGGCAAGCGTTTTGCGGTCTTCCGCGCGTTTCCATTCGCGAAATGCCGCATCGTTGCCGCGCTCAATCTGTGCAAGCGCTCTCGCCGACTCATCCATTTCGCCACCACCGCGATGGTTGATTTCGATAGGAGGAGCGGGAGCCGCTTCTGGGCCTTTTTTGGCTGGAGTCGTTGTCGTTTCCGTCTGTGTAAACTGACCTTTGTCGTTGCGGGCGCCGTTCTCTTTCCCTTTTTCAAGCTCTTTCACGATATCCTGCTCCATCAGCAGGGCAACGCGCAGAGCCTTCGAGGGATTTGAGCGACAAGCATCGAGGAAATCGTTTTTGCTTGCCTCATCGCCACCAATTACGTATAAAAGGTCGGCCAACACAGGAGAATCGTTCAATACACCGAAAATTTCGCGTGGAATATCGGGTTGCAGCATCTCTTTGACGAGCGGAGCCGCTACCGTATCGTAATCCTGATAGCGTTTCCGTGCCTCAGAGAGCTTTTCCCCTACCGCTTGGCGTTGCTGCGCGATTTGCTGTTCAGATGCGCGAAATTCTTCTCTCCGGTCGGCCATGTGGTCGGCCAGGGCCGCTTGAGCGTCTTCCCAGGTCGCATCTTTGTTTTGAGCGATGTACTGGTTCGTCCACTCCGTCGGCTTGAAGGTTTTGCGCCACTCCTGATAGGTGGCAGGCTTTGCGGGTGACGGTTCCGCTTTCGTCGGTTGCGGCTTGCCAGCCTCTGTCAGTTGTTGTCTGAGCTGCTTGATCTCGGCGGTCAATTCGCCAATGCGGTGTTCCGCGCCGGGCTTCCGGCGTGACTCCTGCCTATTGATGCCCGGTTCCGTGCCGGGAGCTGGTTTTGCCTGTTGAGGCTCGGTTGTCGCCGTTTTAGGCGTCTCAGCGGGTGCCGTTTCCGCAGGTTTCGGCTTTTCTGGAAGATTTCCGGTTACGCGCCACTCTGCATATTCCGCAGAGCCGCTTACCGGCAGTTCAAGTGTTCCTGTTTCGGTTGCAGTTGACGATTCTGCTTGCGTCGTGGTTTCCATCTCTCACCTTCGCGAGT